CCTGTTCCTGCCGTACCGCCAAATGGGACTAAATGAAGATTGAACGTGATAGGGCTGCCAGTTGTATTGCAGATCATCATGTTCTTAACAAAGGTCAAAGTAGGCGGTGTACTTGGAACCGTATAGATCGTAGCTCCTGCTGTCGTAGAAGCTGCTTGAGCAAGCTGATAGCCAACGATGTTTTGAAAGTTAGCCACTATATACCCCCAAGCCAGTTAATGGTTTGCTGACTGTTATCGTCAACAATCAACAATTGAATGGCATTATCTACAGTTTTGAAATAAAGCCTAAGCGCATTCTCAATGACATTGATTGTATTGGGATCATATGTAACCGAGGGAGCAGGTAAGTTGGGGGCAATTGTGTTCTGAATATTAGACATTATCCACCCCTTCTACCGTCTGTTCTGATATCAATACGAGGAGCACCCAACTGCCATGCTGTTCCTAGCTGAGCATTCTCAATCTTAAATACGAGCTGACGTCCCCTAACTCGGGTGTATAAATACTGCGTAAACTGCTCGACTGGATAGGAAATAGTCTCTGTCAATGTGCCTGAATTAGTACCGCCAACTGAAGCTGGATTGGTATAGCCTGCACCTGAACTGGCCAATGGATAAAGGAACATGGTAGCTTGAGGATTGGTAGCCGTAGAACCTGTAAAGGTAATATCAGGCAATATCCTCCAAACAAAACCAAACTGTTCGCCATCTTCAATGTCAAATTCAGAAGAGGTAATGTAGGCATCCATAGGCTGAGGCGTACCCGTTGAATTGTCATCAAGACCAAATTCGTGGTTAAGCAACTTGCCTGTTTGTGTGACTGGATCGTAGATAGCTGCCGTAGGATAGGTGCTGATACCGCTATCAATCCAAGCAGTCCTAGACATTTGACCGTAGTACCAAATGTTATCTAAGTAGTTATAGACAACATAGCTATCGTTTTCCAAAGCATTAGCTGATGGATAGAACCACCAAACTTCATTAAACGCCTCATTGGTAGAAGCATAAACTTGGGTGCGTTGATTCTGATTGATGTTGGTAAATACATACCTTCTCAAGTCGCAATTAAGCGTATTAACTGCTCCGCCACTATAGACGTAGAACTTATCAAAGCCCATCCAGTAAACAGCTCCTGAAGCCAAAACTGCTGCGTTTTGCCCCATGATAGAAATGTTATCTGTAAGTAAGTATGTACCCCAGAAGTAAGGAGCTCCAACGTATTGGAGGGAATAAGTAGCCGAATCAGTAATCACCAAAACCTCTTGGCGTGTCTGAATGGCGGTAACAATCTGTGAACCCCTAGATAGCAAAGAGCTACCCGCTTGATTGGTAATAGAAGGAGCCCAAGTGGTCAAACTGTTTTGATCCGCCCAACGAATCAGCATGGGATTTTGAACAGTCGTGCCATAGTCGTTGCATCCAAAAGCAAAGACAAAACGATAAATATCAGAAACAAAAGTAACGTTGTTAACTACAGGAGTGTCAACATCAGCATTAGCAAGATTGACGAGATTAATGCCTCGTGTGCTGATAGATTGAACACCAGAACCGGCAGCATAAGTATTAACCCCACTTCCACCGACAGTAGTAGAAACGTTGCAAGTATTGCCAGATACGTTGATAACATAATAAATAGTTCCTAACTGAAGTCCAGCAGGCAACGCACCAGTCGTAGAAAACTGAATAGCCGTTCCAACTGTCAACGGATAAGTCAAAGTAATAATAGCAGGCGAACCTACTGAAATAGCCACTTGAAATCCAGTTAAAGGAACATTAGGATTCCAGTAATACATTCCGCCACCACGGACGCCAAAAACCAGTCCTGCGCCAAAGTTCTTCTGACTCCAAAGCTGAATGCTATTCGCAGTAGCCTGACCATTACCCCAAGAGCCAAAGCCCCAAGCACCAGTTCCCCAACCGCTATTGGAAATCACATAAGCTGGCCCAGTATTGATTTGGTACTCAGCTATCACACCTAGCCCCAACGTATACGTCAAACCAGTAGGTGTACCAGCAGTAGTTGTAACGGCAGTTCCTCCCCTAGTTGTTGATAACTGGAAAGTGGTTGAGCCGTTCGTGGCAATGATGTAATAAGTCGTTGGATTAGCATAGCCTGAAATACTTCCTGTTCCGCCAAACGTTCCGCTAATGGTTATAGGCTGACCCACATAAAGCGTATTGGCAGGAGATGAGCAAGCAAAATCACCTGTCGTATCTGTGATCGTAATGCCAGTCAAAGTAGTTGTGTCTGAAGCTCCAGTACCAGTACCAATACCCCAAGTACCGCCACCCCAAGGCCCTGCACCCCAACCAACAACGCCAGTAGTAGATGCTTGAATAGTGTAGTTATTGCTATCAATAACCGTTACCTGATATTCACCAGTAATCGTGACTCCATCAAAAGTAATGGTGTTGTAATAGGTTACAAAGTCACCTGTTATAGCTCCATGCCCAGGATCATTGACCTTAACCGTATACGATCCGCCAGTTACCGTGAAGCTTGTTTCTGGTATGACACTTGTGTAGCGAATAGGCGTGATATCGTAATAAGCAGCGCCTAGTTCAATGTAATACTTGAGATTTGTACCAACGCCAATTAAGTTTTCAGCGCTGATTAATGATGATTCATTGAATAAAGTAGACCAATTCCAAAGAGCTCTACAAACACCTTTAAAAGTGTTGTTGGAGATGATACTCCATCCTCCCAGTTTCTCAGGGCTACCTTGGCGAAACCGTATGTTATTACAGTCAAACCACCCGCCCTCAGTGGTATATCTTGTGTTCTCACGGTTGACGCCAGCTTTGAATAGAAGCTTCTTTAGTGGCATAACTTATTGTCCCATTAGGCGCTTAAAACCGCAAGAGTTTTAGCAGTTAATTCCTTGCGTTCATTCAGTCCAAACAAACCACCATTGATTCTCTTACAAAGCGCTTCATCATTATCAACTAAGTTATTGCACCCGTGCGTAGCCCAAAACCAACCACCACTCATTGCTGCATACATAGGTGTTTTTACCAAGTCTGGATTCTTTACAAAGTCCTGACCAAGGGCTTGGCCACAATGCCAGTAGTTATCGTGAAAGGTGAGCTGGATCGTACCTCTTCCCCTGTACAAAAAACCGTCCCCACTTGCCTCATTCCTATTACCTCCACGATTAGCGTAAATGCGGTTGGCAATCTTTTGAGGTTGATGGGCAAAAAGGGCATACTCCTCTGGTTTAAAGTGAGTATGAAAGAGAGCTTGAAGGGTTTCAGCTCTATAGTTTAAGTTCTCTTCCAAAGTGCGGAAGTGATTGCATTCATGGGAAAGCTGACCAATAAAAGCCGCCTGCTCTTTAACGGTAAAGATGTTGAACTTTGTGATCGTTGCATTAAGTGGCTCAACCCATTCTGGCCCAATCTGTAAGGCATGAAGCTTTTCAACTGTAATCATTTCACACCCTCATTCACGGTCTTCATCACTTCGTTGTATTGGCTAATGCAGGCATTGAGCTTGACGATTGCTTTGTCTCCGTCTGCTGCGATGGAGACAATATCTTTAACAGTCTGTCTGTTAGATTCGGCTCCATTGGCTTGATCTCCATTGGGGGCATCTGCACTGGCTTGTACACCACAGGTGGAGGGGAGGCGCAACTCGCCAGCATCAATGCGAGCATTAATACTAGCTTGCTTTGTTTTGATATCATTTTTAGCCTGCTTTAATTGACTGGTGGCTCTTGAGAGCTTTTGTCCGAGCTCTGCTTCTTTTGCCCGAGCATCTCCATTAAGGCGCTCAATTTCTGCTTTATCTTCTGCAACCCGTCTTTCATAGCCGTGATGATCTGAGACATAGTAACCTCCTAATATAAACAAAACTGCTCCAGCAACTTTTATCAAAAGTGCATGAGCTTTTAACAACGGGAAAATGCCCGCAAAAAAACCAACTACAAAAATGGCCATACCGCCAAACAAGGCGGCCAACGCCAAATAATACATGATGTTACCGAATAGCCAACTAATCATATTGCTTGTGCCCTAGCGTTAGCCATTCTTTCCCTCTCATGGTCAGGTTCTAAGTAAGGCGGTGTTTGAGGAGGAAAAGGTGGCGTCCAGTTGGGTGGTGTAGATGGGGCCATCATTACGACTGGAGCTGGTGGTGGGGGAGGCGGAGCAACATAGGCAGCAGTATTAGCTTTTGCTGCGTTCATCATGTTCGTAGCCTCATTGGTTACGCCCTTGGTCAATATTCCACCAATACCGCCAACAATCAAAAGCACAATATCGTTCAGCATCTTGGAGAAAGCTTGATCTATTGGGGCCATTTGTTTGATTGGTTGAGAAACAAACATAATGCTATAGATCAATGTGACCACAATAAAGAACAGAATCAAGGTCACCATGATAATCACAAAAGCCCTTACACGGACTTCTATGTCATCGGCAGACAGGCGTTCCTTGGGACTGTTGAGGAATGCTAGAAGTAATTCCTTCAATTTTCTTCTCCAAAATGGGGGCTACTAAATATTCAGGGCAAGTTTGCGTAAACTCACACATCGGTTTTTGGCATTCTTGATCCTGAAAGTGTGCAGGGTCTTGGCATGTATAGCGATAAGAATCATGGCAACCTGTACACAAAAATGGAAAAAATATACATATTAGTATAGATGTGTATATAAAACTGGCTTTTTTAATCATTTGCCTTCAATCCTTTGTAGGGCCTTGTTAACCCTCAGCTCCATCTGCCTTACATCCACATACATCCAAGCAATCAACGGAATCAGTAAAAGCAAAACAACCAACAAAACAATGATCAATAAGATGGCGAGTGTGTCATGCTGAGAATCATTAGCCATGCCCACATTAGCATCAGCACTGTAATTGCTGAAGCCACCATTCTTCCCTTTATTAGATCCGCCTTTTGCTCCCGTTGCCATTTTGCCCTACGCTCCTTCAGCATTTCCTCTCGTCTTGCAAGCGCCTGCACATTGGCAATGTGACCAATTTGCTGATTGACCCGAGTATACAAATCCTTCAATTCAAGAGGAACGTGGTACACCATGTAATCACTCAGCTCCGTATTCAATTTCTCCATCTGCAAATTGGCAATCGTTATGTTAATTGCAGCCTCTTGGCCTTCCTCGTTATTTGCATGAAGAGCAAACTCTTCCTGTTCTTTCGTATAGTTTTTTAGGGCGTTGTACGCTCTATAGAACTTGATGAGAGCATCACTGACCTGTTGGTAAATGAGGTTTTCATCAAACTCTGGAGGAGCCTCTTTCTTCTTTTTAGCCTTTTTAGTAGGTTGAGCAACTTGTGGTTGCTCTTCCTCTTTCTTACCAAATACGCTAGTTAAGAACCCAAGAAGCCCTTTGGCTTTTTTTTGTACTGCCTTAGCGTCTTTGACAACTCCATCAACTTCATGGGCAATATCAACAACAATTTGCCTACCCTCTTTGTACATCTCACAAGCATCTTTACAGAGCTTGAAAGCGCCAGAGGCAAGGGCAACAAGAGTGAATGGATCAATTTTGACACCTTAAAAAACCCCTCCAAAGAGGGGCTTGGATTTTAGTTAGTTGCAGGAGCTGGAGTAGCGTCTGCGGGGGCAGCAGCAGGCTCAGCGGGGGCAGCAACCGCATCTGGCAAAGCATCGTGAGTAACGGTGTAACCGTGGTCTGTGAGCAATGTGATTGCGTCTTGAATGTTTTGTTGCTCTTGTGTGAGGAAGTCAGCAAACTTAGAAGCAGCATCGTGCTCGGCAGAACCTTGAGAAAAACCCAACTTGGCAATGAAATCTTGAAGGGATTGGATAACGTTAATCATGTTTATTCCTTAAAAAATACAGTCAAGTGACTGCTCTTAAATTTTCTTATAAATGAATGAATAATCAATTACAAACCAAAGATTTTCTTAAATATTTCAGCCGCTGCACCAGGTCCCATGAGCACAGCAATGATGACGGCATAAAGCAAATACTCAATCTTTGACATCCTCTTGGAACCATCCATCAAAGACTTGGAGATTGAGTTATATCGCTCTGTACAGACTGCTTCATGCACAGCTAAACGCTTATCTACATCGTCACTCATTTGTGCATGTGCTTTAAAGTTTCAGCTAGACGAGCTCTTTGACCAAGCTTGCCTGGAGCCTTAGCTGCTTTAGCCAGTTTCTTCGCAGGAATCTTTTTGCCTTCAGGAACATGCAACTGCTCTCTCAAAGCGCCTGCATGTTTAATTGCTTTCTGTATCCACTTCTCAGCCATGTCACTCTCCTTTGTTAATCGTTGCAGTTGACGTTGCACGATCTATCGTCATAACGCCTTCGCACACCACATTCCAATCCTGTCCATTAGCCTCAATCTCGCTATTGCTTGGCACATTTAATATAAAATGTTTTAGCAAGTATTCTTTTTCCCCTTCGAATACTCGCCAAACATGCTCCATTGAACCTCTGCCTGCTTGACCTCTGGACTTGTTAAACCGAATCCTGTACTTCAAACCACTTCTACTGGCGTAGTAGCAGGGGGAGCTACATTAGCCAGTTGAACACCAAGGTTAAAATGAATAAACCGCATAGGCTTAGCCGATGCATGTCTAGTAAATGAATGAGCAAGCCAAGCATTGGTAAACATAAATGTTCCAGGCTCAGGCTTAAAGTTAATCATATTGCTTGCATAAGTAGCATTAGCAGGAACCAACTCATCAATGTTGATCATTATCTTTGCTGCTTTAGGATCATGGAATACAACATGAGATGAATCTGGAGGGCAGTCGATAAAGTAAAAACCTACAATCTGAGATCCAAATCCATGAACATGCTGCTCCATTGCAGAATGCTTGTGATGATGCTGACACCACATTTCGCTGAAATAAGTTGTTTTATTGATCATGTTATATCCTTGTGACTCAAGAATATTCCATGCCGTCTGGCCAACAAATGTTGAAAACTCAAACATTCGTTCATCGGTAAATAAATTTTCAGTCATTATGACTGGATAAATTGGATCAAGCTTTTTACCTTTTTTAACTTTGTTCAAATACTCAGTAGTAACTTGTCTAGTTAATTCCAAATATTCTGGCCTATTTACCGTATAGACGGCAGTAGGAAAATAATAAAGAGCTTGCAATTGATTCTGCGGTGGAGCTTCCTCCTTAACCTCAGTTTCCCCAATAACTTCAGCAGCAGAACACATTGTCTTTCCTTTGGTTGTAAAAAACTACATTATGCACCAGGAGTAGGAGTAACTACAACCCACGTTGCTGTTGCAATGTCTAATTTATAGTCTTTTCCATCACTTGGGTAAGGAGGTCTTATTTGCCATGTATTTGTTGTTCCTTGCCAAAAATACTGTTGTCCATCTGTTGGCATTGGAATAGGAGGAACGTAAGAACAAGTTACCTCATCAAATGTCCATGCGGTTAAATTTGGTCTGGGTTTTGAATTCCAAGCATCTTTCACAGATTGTTGTTTGGCTATTTTTTCTGCGTCTGTCATGTCACGCAAGGCCCAAACATCTGTCCAAACACCGTTAACCTTTTGATATGTCGGTTCTTGGCTATCAAGAACTTGATATACCGTAGGTGTTGGAATTTCTACACGAGTGAATGGCTCCCAATTAGACGGAATTGAACCAAATGCTTGCAAAAGATTTTCTTCAAAAGCAGGATGGTTAATTGGATTTCCGTTGCTATCAGTTTCAATGTATAAATTCATATTATGGAACTCCTACACAAGTTGATGGGAATGTTCTTGAGCATCCAGGCCACACAATTCTCACAAATCCACCTCCACCATGTTGTGTAGTGCCTCCTCCTCTCCCAGAGCCACCAGCACCTCCTCCATAATTACCTCCCGAACCACCTTTATTTCCTAAAGAACAAACACCAGATCCACCAGAAGAACCACCAGCACCTCCAGAACCAACTCTTGAATTAGCAATTCCAGAAGAACCTTGTCCGTAAAAACCTACACCACCACCTCCACCAGCGCCAAGGCAAGCGGAAATTGCTCTTTGTCCACCAGCACCACCTCCACCAGAACCTGATGTGCTATTTGTACATCCATAGCCACCAGCTCCACCAGTCCCTGAATAACCACCAGCCCCACCACCCCCTGAAGTACGGTTGTAATAATTTCCATTGCCTGAACCACCATTGCCACCACCACACCCACCATGATTTCCACCACACTCACCTTGTCCGCCACCACCTTTTACTATACCTGTGTTTGCAAAATAACTGCATCCACCAGATCGGCAGCCACCACCACCAGCACCAACAGTAATGCAATAAGAAGATCCAGGTGTAACTGCGTAATTATTTTTATAACCTAATCCACCTCCAGCGCCTCCGCCGCCCCCAAAAGGATTTCCACAACAACATCCGCCACAATTACCTGATCCACTGCCTCCACCAACAGCGACAATAGAAATTTTAGTTACTCCAGCAGGAGCTACCCATGTGAATGTGCCGGGTGTAGTATAAAGTTGTGAACCTTTAACAACTGGTGTAACGCTATTACTGTTTCCGCTATATGCACCATATCCTACCGAATTAGTTGCTCTAACTTTAAATGTATAAGCTGTACAGTTTGTAAGACCAGTAATTTGAATTGGAGAGCTAGAACCAGTTGCAGTATGAGTTCCTGTTGCTACGCATGTTGCTTGATAGCCAGTAATACCAGGAGGAATTCCTGTGCATGATGGGGCAGTAAATGCTACGCAAGCAAGTGCATTTCCAGCCGTAGCTGTTCCAATTGTTGGAGCTCCAGGTGCTTTACCTACAAAACCAGCAAAGCCAAAACCTTTAGCTGAAGCTGCACCTCTAGTTATAATTAGTGGCATTGTTTACCTCTTAAAATTGAACTAAAGATCCCAACACGGTATATGTTGGAGTTGAAGAAGTTTTAATTATTGTATATGTATATACATCAATACCGTTTGCATTTCCAGATGTTGGAGCTGATCCACCCTGCCAAGAAACAGTTTGAGAATTACTATCCACAGTAACTGCCGTATTGTAATAAGCAGTAGATCCTTGAGTTACCAAAAATGCTACGCTGATTACATCGCCTACTGCCATAGCAGTATTCAATGTCGTTCCTGATGAGAAGGATAAATTAACTGTCCAATTAGAAGTTGCTGCTGCGGTTGAATAAATAACTGCACCGCTTGCTACATACAAATTGACTGCGCCAGCTATTCCTGTCCCCGTCAATACCGCAGATTCAGCAGCATTTAAAAGTTTAATAGCTTCTTTTGAGCTTGTGCCTGTAAAGTTTTGAGTGCCAGTCCATGTGTTGTTAGCTGCTAACTGTACGCCACAAGCGGGTTGGAAAGACAATACTCCAGAACCATTGGTCGCTATTACTTGCCCAGATGTTCCGTCTGCCGCAGGCAACTGCCATTGAATATTGGTTGATCCACAAGGAGCACCTTTGAATCCAACATAATGAGTATTTGCAGTATTACCAAACTTGATACCACCACCCGATCCAACGTAAGCATTAGTACCGTCAAATGTAAAATTAGATGATGCACCTAAAGATCCAGAACAGTTAAATTGCAACTGTGAATTTGAACCAGCAGCATTGATACTAGCTCTTACAAAATCTGAACCATTCCAAACAACAACTGCATTTGAATTGGCTGCTATTACAACACCAGTTGTAGCAGATGCTTTAACAGTCACAGTAGAATTTGACTGATTAACAATAATGTATGTTTTGCTTTGAGCTGGAGCTATGATGTTTCTGTTTACACCAGGTGTACCAGTAGGAATAAGGATAGCCTGTCTAGCTTGATTAGCTGCTCCTGAACCAGTTGTGGTCAGCGTCCAATCTGCTGAAGTGACGCTTTGAGTAGCTGAACCTGCTACTGCACATTCAACCAATTGCGTAATATTGTTATTTACTACAGTTCCCCAAGTGCCAGACAAGCACCCCGTAGTAGGTAACGCTAAGCCCAACAATGACGTATAACTTGTTGACATTTTATTTCCTTACACCGTTTTTACTGCAATCCATGTTGCCGATTGAGTATCGTTAACATTTTCCCAAAAGTATCTACCAGCAAATGAATCAGTTGTTGAAATTGATTCTACTGTATTACCCACGAATTTACTATTGCCACCAACAACATCTGACAAAGTAACTGGCTCTGAAACCGCCCCAACAAATACACCTCGCATAGTAAAGTTGTCAGAGAAATTAATGGTTTCATTTACAGAACCATTTTGACCTCTAAATGCAGTTATGGCATCGCTTAAAGTAACAGTTTCAGATACCGATCCTGAAAAAGCTATACCTCCAACTTGTAAAACAGTTAAAGTTATAGTATCTGCAATAGATCCTGCAAATGCACCTGCACCTGTATACGCATCAGAAAAGCTAAATGATTCAGGAACGGTTACATAAGAACCAAATCCACCTGTCTCAGCATCCGTAACTGTAATACTATCTGTTACAGTTTCATAGAAAATGAACGTTGCGGGCTCTAAATCTGTTAAGCTGAACGACTCAACTGTAGCTCCAACAAGGTATGATGAAGCGGACTCAACATCCGATAGCGTTACAGTTTCTGTAACCGCAACGGCATTGATAACAGTCGGATTCCCCGCAAAAGATGTTGCAGAAAATGATGTTATCCCAAACATATTAGAACTGGGTCTGTGAAGCTAATACGGTATAAGTAGCACTAGCTGTCTTAATGACCGTATAAGTATAAACATCAATGCCTGTTGCATAGCCTTTTGTAGGGGCTGAACCGCCTTGCCAATAAACAGTTACACCCGAAGCAGATCCATCCACGTTTACGGCAGTAGGATAATAGCTTGCGCCACTTGATCCTTGCGTCACAAGAATAGCAAATGTAGCAGCTTGGTTTGTAGACAAAGCACTATTCATTGTTGTGCCAGAGCTAAACGTCAAATTCTGCGTCCATGTTGCTGAGGCGGCAGTCGTGTAATAGCTTACTGATCCAGTATTCAAATAAGCCGTAGCATTAGCATTTACTGTTCCTGCAACCGTATTTACTGTTTCTGCTGCGTTAGCTAAGACTTCACCCAATACACTAGTTGATCCGCTAAACGTTTGTGTATTAGTCCAAGAATTAGCAGCGCTTAGAGAAACAGTAGACAATGTACCTGATGTAGGCAAAGTTACTGAAGTTGAACCAGTAGCAGTCAATGTTATTGGATAGGCGCCAGAAGTAGCAAAGTTACCTGTTATTGTTATGGTGTTGGATCCATTATTGACGCCAGTTCCACCATATGTACCAGTAATAACGTTAGCATTCCAAGTACCCGAAGTAACTGTTCCAACGGTAGTAATGCTTGCTGATCCAGCCAAAGGAGATGCGCCAATGGTGTTATAGGATAAAGTAACTGCGCCTGACCCGTTGTAAGTTGTACCCGAACTAGCACCAGATCCGCTATTGTTCAAGGTCAAAGAATTGGTTACTGATCCTGCGCTACCAGCAGTAGCAGCATTCAAGTTAGCCACTTGCGTTGTACTGGAAACCACGAATGGAGCAGTTCCTGTAGCAACTGTATTGGTCAATTGTCCAGACATACTCAAGGTTGTAACACCCTGAAGATACTGACCAGACATATTTAAACCTGCAGTACCCCAAGTTAAGGGTGCAGTAGAGCTATTTCCTGGAGGCAATAAATAGCCAGCCCAATTACCTGTAGCCGTGCTATTGGACAAAGAATAAATCCAACCAGCTCCACCAGGTATGGCAGTAGCTAAAGTATTTCCTGCGCTATCCTGAACTGTTACGTTTCCAGTTGAATCATTATCAACAATATATCCCATTGCAACGGGAATAGTTGTTTCATCTGGAAGTTTCAAAGTCTGTGTGCTTGTGCCACTAAAGTGCTGATACCTTGTACCAGATGCGGTAATAGTAGTTGTTCCAGCTGCGGTAACTACGTTGGTATATCCAGGTGCTTCATTATTCCAAGTGATATTGGAATTGGCATCTTTAGTCATTACACCACTTGCACCGTTAGCCGTATTGCCTAAAGCAGTAGCTACGCCAGTACCAAGCCCACTTACGCCAGTTGCAATAGGCAAATTAGTCGCATTGGTCAAAGTGCCAGAGCTTGGTGTACCCAAGGGGCCACCTGACCACAAGGCATACTCTGATGGGTAAGTGATGAATACATTGACCGTTCCACTGAACGTGACCGCACTACCCGAATTGCTAGACGAGTAGATGGTTGTTCTACTTAGTGTAGGCCCAGTAGTGGAATACGTTCCAAGACCCACCTCCCAGTTACCAGCTCCGTCAAAAGCTGCGTAATAAGTGGTGTTGCCATTACCAACAACGGCAAACGACTGATACCCAGTTACTGATCCACTTAATGTGAAACTAACTGTGGTGTTAGCCGATGCCGTCTGCTGAACTCGATCATATATTGCAAAAGCCATCAGAGGCTCCTATTAGCCTGCGGCTGATAATGTGTAGCTAACGTTGATTGTGTCACCATTACTGACTGTCTTTGATCCAGCAGTAAAGTTTCCAGCGCTGAACAATGTGCCTGTTGTGTTATCAATGGTTGATGAACCAGAGGCATTAATGAACGCACCGTACACAGTACCCGAGCTAGTCATGTTGAACACAACTGATGCGCTAGTAGCCAATACAGCTGGATTAGCCGTAGTGGTTGTGGTAAAGCTAGGTGTCTTGCGTGTGCCAGAATAGGTAGGAGCATTCGTTCCGCCAACTTCCAACCAACCAGAATGGCTTGATTGTGTGTCTGTATAGGCAGGAGTAGATGAACCACCGCTTGCACCCATCAAACCCATCACAATTGCATTAGTTGAAGCAGGACTTACAAAGTAAAACTGCAATAAGTTCTGACGGCCAACGTTAGTGGTCAAGTTTTGAATCGTATCTTGCCACTTGATGTTTCCATCTTTGTCGTAACAAACCGCTTCATAGACTCCTTCTAAGCCCATGATCTCGGTTGTGCCTGCGCCACGAGTGACTGTAGCATCACAAGTATCTCCAAATTTTGCTATTTCGCTCATAAAAACTCCTTAAGATATCCTTAATAATGCTGTCGTATTTGTGTTCGCAGGCATCGTTACAGTAAAGGAATTACTGCAAGTTTTGTCTGAACCAAAGTTTAACACAGCGATTGACGCATTGTTCTTTGACTTATCATAGATCAATGCTCCTCTGCATGTAAACGCTGCTGGACTCCATACAACATTTGCCCAATTAATAAATACCGTGTTGCTCTGATTGTCAAAGCTCACCGATATATTGGTCATCAACTGACCGCCTGCCGTATAGCCTGTTCCTACCACCTCATTGACTGAAGTGTAGACCGCAGTTGTATTATCTAAGGCCGCATTACCGTTGTAAAGTGCCATGTAGATTTGATCTGTCTGCAAATTGATATTGCCCAACAAAGCATTGTAGGTAAACGAAGTGGTGACGGTTTGAACTATCATTTAACTGGATACCTAACTTGACCATCTCTGTAAGCATCGCCACGGTCTTTGCCATCGCCCAATTGCTTGAGAAGAAGTAATGCCTCGTCATAACGTTTTGTATATACGGCCATGATATCCGCATCACCTTTCATAAAGGTGTAAGCCTCGATCAAAGAACCATATAGCAAAGACGATTCAAAATTGTTACCCAACCAAGATGTACCAGATGGATTGGTTGTATTGGTCACACTAAACGTGCATCCTGAACCTTGTCCATTAATTGGAGAAATACTGCATACATCTCCAACCAAATACAATGAACCGCCTGCATCAATCGTGACATTGGTAACTGATCCGCCAACCACGGTTACCGTAGCCAAAGCTCCTGATCCTGCTCCACCAGTTACTGAAATGTTGTAGTAAGTGCCATTAGGATACCCAATTCCAGGTTGAGTAATGGACACCAAATACATACTTCCCTGAACAATAGAAGTAGGATAGTAGAAATAATGCAGTTCTACCTCATAGCTCTGATCTGGGGTTGGCCCCATCATAAAGGTAAGGAAATCTTCATTGTCTGATCTAGGCCCAAATATGGCGTAGTAGGCAGGAGTATTGTAATAAGTTGGACTGGGGAAAGAAGCTCTGATGAAGTTAACATCCTTGTCTAGCAAGTAGTAATACTCACCAGTAGTAGGATTAATTACCGCAAAAGAAAAGACAGACAAGAAATCCAAAGGAGCTTGCAAATACGGATTCTGTGCTGACAAATATGCAGTCACATTCCTTCTCAAAGACGGCAATTGAACAGAGTTTAATATCCTCTGTTCTGCGCTGATGATGAATGTGTTCAGCTCTACCTGAGTAAATGTATTCTCAGTGTAGTCCTGAATAGCATTTGTAAGCTGAATGTAGTTCAAGCCATTGGCCCTCTGGACATAATGCCCTTAGTAGCTGCACCAGTTCCACGAATCTTGATACCGCTTGTTTTGGGATGCTGCTCGCCTACAGTCTTGCTTACACCATTGACGGTCATGCTAAGATTCTCAAGCTTGCTGCGATCCACTCTGGAATCCAACTCAGGCATAGCCTCAATGTAACGACCTGCATATTCCTCAGCAGGGCCATTATCAGGATTCTTGCCTACCTTTAGAGCTGGACTATTTTTAGTCGTTGCTTTAATTTGAGTAGCCATTATTTGCTCCCAGGTTTCTGGTTATGTGCTCTAGCCAAGTTACGACCAACTGCTTTCATAGCTTTACTGGTCACACCGCCTTTAGCCATTTTAGTAGGCTTAGCACCTTTGTGCATGTGTTTTTCATGCTTGTGAACTTCTTTTGCAGCTTCTTTATCTGCAATCTTTGTTACTTGTTTCTTGTCCATTTCAAACTCCTACGTTGTCGTGATTGTTACTGTACCTACTGCCCATTTAGGATTGAGATCATTTGGTGTCAAACCATCATCAAAGTTTCTCGATCCGCCAATAGGTTGCCACCCCCATTGTATTTGCCTACTGCCGTCTTGTGGGAATCCTGACTGTTGCTTGCACGTTCCGCAACCAACTTGTGTCATTAAACCACTAACGCCAGACTGGTAATAGCTCTTGTCATTCCTTGGATCCCTGACCGCTTGTGGATCATTTACTGGATACAAACCTAACGACAACTGAGGCTGATCTGGATCCCAACATGTTGGACATACCTTGATGTTGAAAAGCCGAGTCTTGATGATCTCTTTTTTTAGCTCCTTGAGCATGTAGCGCTGACCACACCGATCACACTCCGCAATTGCATACTTGCCTGATGCAAACCTATTTGGCATGTCTATCTCACATAGAACATGTTGCGAGGTACAAATCGGACAGGAGCAGTCTCTCTATCCTCTTGAGCCGCTAGATCATACTGCTGTTCATAATCCGCCTTCAATCCCATGATTCTGTTTGGATCAGTACCAGGTATCTTCATTGATAGGTAATATGAAAGTCCTGCAACCATTGCAGGGATAAATCTGAACGGTATATCTTGTATCTCGATACCATTGCCCGAATCTTGGACTCTACGCATTCTCCAATATACGAATACATATCCACCCCCTGCATTTGGTGCTGGCCATACATTAATGTTTGGCAACCAATTCTGGTATACCAAAGTCCCCACACTATGGTCTGCGGCAGTTGTTCCGTTTTGTCCACGGAAACAGTTCTGCAACTGCGTACCATAGTTAACATTGGAATAGTAAATAGTCTCATTGTCTAGGTTGATAAACCCTGATGAGGCTAAAGGAGTAGTCGTAGTGACGTTAATAACAGTATCTGTAGACAAGACTGCACTAGAAACTGTTACCGATGTAGCGTTTACATTACCGCTTTGACGGTTAAACCATACCTGAATAGGACGTCCTTGCGTCAATTTATTAGGTAAAGTCGAGTATGTTGATTCAGAAATACGGCTGATATTGACGTCTGTTTGGTTGGACGTATTGCCCTGATACTGTCGAATCACATGATCCAACAAGTCAATCGTATCAACTGGGACGGGATAAGCTACCTGTCCAGTTACCATTGGAATAGCGCCTTCTTCAACCGTCCACAAATTAATGCCTCGGTTAGCCCATTCAATGGTCAATAGATTCAAACTGCGCCTTGCAGTCCTAAGATCATATCCAGTACGCAACTGAGAACCACAACGCTCAAAAGCCTCCTCAACTAAATCATTTACATTTAGATTAAAGGAGGTCGTTCCAGTAGTCGTTGTGGATATTGGATAGCTCATTTGCTTGCCATTCTCATGTTGTCAACCAAATTTGGATATCTTCTGCCAGCTTTCTTAGCAGCCTTTTTAGCAGCCGCTTTCTTTTCTGGACTAAGCTTTTTATGTTTTGTTTTGGGGTTGGGTTTATCCCAGACAGCGCCGCCTTCTTTGTAGACCTCTACATCGTTAGGATTATCCTTACGATGTATGATCTTCTTACCAGGCATTTTAGAGGGATTGATATCCCCCATGCCGCGGCTTGCCATCATCAGCAGATTCTCCCTTTGGTACGGCCCTTCATGGCAATACCGTCTGCACGTTTAGATGCTGAGCTAACATGACCACCAGAAGCCATCTTCTTAACGTGATGATGCTTAACCTTACCACCCTTTTTCATGGGCATACCAAGCATACTCATGTCTTTAGGCTCATCTGTTGGAGGAGCTTTTCCTGCGTAGGTGAATCCCATAGAGTCATCATCAGGCATCGTAGGTT